AGACAAGATTAAACACCTTGAAAAAGAACTGTACAATGCAATTTTGAAAGAAGATGTATTTGAGCAGATTGCAATAAATGTGCAATTAGATGATGCAAAATCAACCTTAATAAATATACAGTAATGGGATTTTCACAAGAAACTGCACAGACAAAATTTGACGAGTATACATATAGGATAGAAGCCTTATGTAATAAAATAGAAGAATTAAAAGCACAAATAGAAGTATCACAAATATTTAAACAAAATGGATAGAGAAAAATTATTAGATTTGTACAAGAAGTATGAACTAGAAAAAAGCGATGTATATAAGCATCAACACTATGTTATAATCACCAGACAAGGTATTGAAAAGATAGCAGCAAAAGAAAACATAGCAATCAATTACGAGGTTGTAAAATGTGAACCTAGCTTTGCGGTTGTAAAAGCCTATGCAAAAAAAGAGGGTGTACAAATAGAAACCTTTGGTAGTGCATTAAAAGGTGCTAACTATAAAGATGGTAATTGCAATAGTTGGTATGTAATGGAAATGGCAGAGAAAAGAGCACTGTCTAGAAGTGTATTAAAGCTAACTGGATTTTACGAACTTGGTGTATTTGGTGAAGATGAAAGTGATGACTTTAAAAGAAAATAAAACACGAGGTGTTGCGTGTATTGACAACACTAAAATTTAATTTATATATTATGAGTGCAATTATCAACGGAAGTATTAGAGTAGATAGACTACCTAAAGAGAAATTTATCAAAGGAAAGGACGGTGCGGTGTACTACAATTTTACCATAGCGGTACAAGATGAAACTAGGTATGGTAACAACGTAGCTTTTATGGATAGTCAAACCAAAGAAGAACGTGAAGCAAAGGTTGCTAAAACCTATTTAGGTAATGGTAAGGTTGTTTGGATGAGTGACCAGGGGGTAACAGTAGCTGAAAGAGAAGATCAGCCACAAGCGGTAAAAGAACCAGCTGGAGATGATTTACCATTTTAATTAATAAAGGGTGTAGGTTTTTAACTTGCACCTTTTTTTTATACATTTAACAAATGACAGAAAAAGAAACAGAACAGAATATGTTAATGGAATTTATAGCAGATAGTTGTAAGATTGACATTAATGAAAAATTAGAATACCCACCAGTATGTTTAAGCTATGGTGAAAAGGTTTTACAATCAGATAAAGGTGATAGCATTATACCGATAGCATTAGGAACATTTGGCAACCTTTCAGTAATTACCGCACCACCAAAAACAAGAAAGACATTTTTTGTATCATTACTAGCTAGTGCTTATTTAAGTGGAACAAATATTTACGGTGGCCAGATAAAAGGCCATAGAAGTAATGGTGATTTAATTCACATAGATACAGAGCAAGGTGCCTGGCATTGTAGCAAGGTATTTCGCAGACCATTAGATATGGATAGCAACATACCAAAAGACAAATACCACACCTTTGCATTGCGTACAATAGGATATAAAGAAAGATTAGAATTTATTGAATACTACTTAAAGGAAAATATAAAAGAACCATCTCTGGTTATTATAGATGGTGTAGCAGATTTATGTGCTGATGTAAACAACATAGAGAAAAGTAATGAATTAGTAAGTGCATTAATGAGAATAAGCCAACAACAAAACGTACATATAATTTGTGTGATACATCAAAACTTTGGTAGTGCTAAACTCGGAACTGGTCATTTAGGTTCTGCATTAGAAAAGAAAGCTGAAACGGTAATAAGTTTAGAAGCCAACACAGTCAATAAAGATTACACAACGGTAAAGTGTGGTAGAAGTAGGGGTTATTCTTTTGAAACATTTAGCTTTCAAGTAAATGAAAAAGGCTTACCAATAATAGTAGGTGATTTATATGATCCTTTAAAATGAGTTACATACCTAAAGATAAAAATATATCTAAACTAGCAAATTATACAAAATCAAATATATATTTAGATAGTTTGCAATTAAACTTACCTTTTAACAGTATAAAAGAAGATGATTATGTTTTAGAAAAAGCAGAAAATTTACTGTGGTGTGAAACATCATCTATACAAAAAAGAGAATTTACAATAAACTATCCAGAAATTGCAAAAGAGTATAAAAAAGCAGAGGTAAATTTATATGTTCTAGAAAGAAGTTTTAAAGATCCGCTTATTAAATTCAGTAAAAATATTAGAAGTCATATGCACAGATATTTAAAAGGTAAAAAAAATAAAAAAAGTGAAGAAATACTAGGTATAAAAATCAAAGAGTTTCATAAAAAAATCGGGTTTATAAAAAAAGGAGTACATTTAGATCACATTGTACCTTTAAGCTGGGCCAAAACAGAAGATGAAATATATTGTTTAAATCATTATTCAAATTTTCAATTATTAGATGCCTTTGAAAACAGAAGTAAATGTAACAGATATTGCTATAAATCTAATGTTAATCAGGTTATAGAAAAACACAACAACAAAGCATTATTACAAAAAATATTAAATAGAAATGAGGATAAAATATTAAAGAAAAATTATGCTTGATAAACAAATGAGGTTGTTGGCTAAAAAGCACAAAATCTGGATTAGAATTGTAAAGTCTTTTGGCTGCAACCATACTATTGCAGAAGATATTGTGCAAGAAATGTATATAAAAATACATCATAGGCTTAAAGATAATCTAAATATTATGTATAATGAAAATGAGGTAAATTACTATTATGTATATAGAACCTTGCAAACATTATTTTACGATCTAAAAAGAAAAGAGAAAAATATTACATTAATAAATATAGATGATGTAAATATTGAAACTGCTATATTAGATGTTGATTATATAAAACAATATGATAAAATACAGGCAGAATTATCTAAAATGTTCTGGTATGATCGCAAGGTGTTTGAGGTTATAAATGAGGGTGAAAGCATTGCGGAATTTTCAAGAAAAAGCCACATACATTATTACTCACTTTACAACACTTACAATAAAGTAAAAGATAAACTAAAAAAATTATTATGAAACTAGGAAACCTTATTTATTACATCACTAAATATACTGGTATAAAATACCTGGTAGATAAATATCACGAATTAAGGGGTACTAAATGTAATTGCAACAACAGAAGAAAAAAGTTAAATGAAATAAAAATAGATAGATGGTAAAATTTAATAAACAAGACTTTGAAAGCTGGAGCAACTTTAGATCAGAACCCAAAAGCACATTACAACCAAACGAGTTTGAGTTGATTTGTCAGTTACACGCATCTTACTACAAACATAAATACCATAAACCTTGCACTTGTAACCCAAAGAAAATAAAATTATGGATAAAACAACTTAATATAATCTGGAACAATGGGGTTGAAGAAAATTAATGAATGGGAAAAGGCAGTTGTATTTATGCTAAATCTTGATGGCTGGGAACTAGAATGGACTGGTGAGGGTTATTCTAGATACGATGCAAAAGGTAAAACACCTAAAGGTAAGGATTGCGTTATTGAGATGAAATTTCGCAACAAGCACTATGAAGACAAGATGCTTGAAAAAGACAAGTATGATGCTTTAATGGCTTTAGATGATGAAGTAAAGATATACTTTGTAAATGACCCTAAAGGAAACTTTATGTATTGGCTTAACACTTTAGAGATGCCAAAGACTGTAAAGAAGTATTGTCCAGATGCTACAATTTGGACAAAGAAACGATTGCTTAAAGATGTTTACTTGCTTAAAGAAAACCAAGCGGTAAGAATAAATATAAATATAGAACCAAATTAGTTGTTAAATGTTTTGTTTATAATGTAAATAGTATTACATTTGGATATTATTAATTTAAAAACAGAATAAAATGAAAACAATTAAAAACAAAGTTTACACAAAAAAAGATTTTAACAATGTAATTATACCATCTTGGCAAAGATGGAGAAATGAAAACAATGTTAAAGATTTAGCGGAAGCGGTTTCAACACAAGGTCAAATGCGTGATGTATTAATTAGTGTTACAAAAGATGGCACTAAAATATTAACCGATGGGGCACATTTAAAATCTGCAATGTTAGATGTTCTAAATCTTAAAAAAATAAGTGTTAAGGAGATTTATGTAAAAGACCAAGAAGATGCAAGAAAGTCTTTCATATCATTTAACACAAGGGGTAAAGTTTTAAAGCAAATTGACTATGTAGTTAGTTATGCTGGTTCAAACCACAAAGTATATAAAAAGTTTTTACGTGATGTTTTACAAAGCCCAAAAAATTTAAAAGAAGCTAATGATGTACATAGTAAACTATTTACAATACCAGCTTTAATAAAAATATTTTTAGGTGAAGCAAAAAACATAAAAAATGGTTCTGCTAACTTAACAAAAGAATTTAACAGAACTTTAAACCTGGTTGAGTATTTAGGTGAAAACTATTTAAAGAATGGAAAACTAATAAAGCATTTAGAAAAAAATGGTAAAGCAATGAAATTAAATGGAGGAAGTATAATACCAGTTATTAGTAAAATAAAATCAAATAATATTCTTGAAAAGACTAATAAAGAAATATTAGATATGTTAATTGACTTTACAACATACCATTTTAATTCAACACAAAGTTGTTCGTTTACTAAAGATGCAGTTGAGCAAACCTTTTCAACATATGTAAAAGAATTAGTATAATGAAAGGATATATTTATAGTGCCCAGATACCAATGTTTGGGCACAAAGATATTATAGGCTATGGTACTGATGAATTTTGTGTTAAAGAAATTGACAAAGATTTGGCAAAAGAAACAATAATAAAAAATCATTATAGTGGTAAAACTTATAATGGAACTTATGTAAATTTAGGAGTTTATATAAAAAATGAGTTTCTTGGTGTTTTGCAATACGGGTACGCAATGAACCCAGCAAGTTGTGATAGTGTTGTAAAGGGAACGGAAATGAACCAATATTTAGAACTTAACCGTATGTGGTTAGACGACAAAGCAAAACGAAATAGTGAAAGTATGGCTATTTCTTATAGTATTAAATACATAAAAGGTAAATTAAAAACTATAAAATGGATACAATCATTTGCTGATGAAAGATGTGGTGGATTAGGTATTGTTTATCAGGCTTGTAGTTTTAGATATTATGGTGAACATACAAGTAGTTTTTGGGAACTTGATGGTGAAACATTCCACAACTCTATTAAAACAAGCGAAAAAGCGGGTAAAAGAGGTTATAGACTTTTAAATGACCCGAAAAATAAAGATAGGGTAAATCATTATGAGTTACGGCAATTTAGATACATAAAGTTTTTAGACAAAAGCTGGGTTAAGAAATGCAACCATAAAGAGCAACCATATTTAAAACACTATAATAACGATTGATGGAAGTAAACAAAGCAGCTTGGGAAAAGTTAAAAAAGCAAATAGAATTTCATACTGAACAAGATAGTGAGATAACAGATGTACAAATTAACTACCAAGTAAAACAAGGTAAAAAGAATTATTTAAAACTTAACATAACAATAGACAAATGGGATCAGATAACAAATTAGAAAAATTAAAATTAAGAATTAAGATACTAGAAGCACAATTAGAAGAAGCAAGGACACATACTTACATAGGCGAAACAGATAGCTTACATTGTAGTGATGGCGAGTTGTATATTGGTTACGATGATAACAAAGCACTTGTAATAGAGGTGGATCAGCTTTTTAGAGACTTACCATCAATTATAAGTATGGTAACTAAAGAACAAAAGAAGATGCAGCAAATGCACCTTGAAATGATTAAAGAAGCATTGGTATGATTTTATTAGTAGATGCAGATAGTTTAATCTTTGCAAGTTGTTACCGCAAAAGAGAAACACCAGATGATGAAAAGTACTACACCGATATAGAGGATAGTAGAAACAAGTTTGACCAGCAGTATATGAAAATCGTCAATGACTTGGAAGAAAAATATACCATTGATAAAGTGCTTTGCTTTAGTGGTTCAAAGGGTAACTTTAGAAAGCTAATAACAAAAAAGTACAAAGCCAATAGAAAGAAACAAGAACTGCCACCACTATTAAATGAGATGCACCAATTTGTAAAAGACCAATATGATAGTATATGGGGTTACGGTATTGAAACAGATGATATAGTTGCTAGGTACTGGAAACAAATTAGTGATGATTTAGGTAGGGATGAGGTTATGATTGTATCAATAGATAAAGACTACAAACAGTTTCCTTGCTTGATGTACAACTATCACTACAAACACCAAGTGGTTTTAGACATAACAGAAGAAGAAGCTATGTACAATTTCTATGAGCAAATGATTGTTGGTGATACTGCTGACAATGTAAACTACTTTAAGGGTAAGGGTGTTAAGTTTGCAGAAAAGCATTTTAAAGACTGCAACACAAAATACCAATACACAAGAAAGCTATACGAATTATTTAAACAAGAATACAAAGGTAAAGCAAGACAAAAATATGTTGAGTGCTATCACCTTTTAAAATTAAGAACACA